CGACAGTAGCAGATGAGGAGAAGGAAAACCCTTCTCAGTATCTTATCGCCCGTGACGAAGGCTTTGATATAGGGTCTCGTGAGGTCGTAACCAACTATAGAAACGCTTACGAACAGTTAGAGGTAGTAAACCGCGCAGTTAACATGATAGTGGACGACGCAGCGGATATACCGTTTGATGTTGGTGAGCCAGTACAGGGAGTTAATAACATTATTAAGAATATTAGACGATCTAAAGTCGATATACTACTTAATAAAGAACCGAATCCCTTTCAAGATATAAACTCGTTCAAGAGAAATTTAGTCATTGATTTACTACTAGATGGTAATATCTTTGTTTATTTTGACGGAGCACACTTATATCATTTACCAGCAGAACACATGACAATCGAAACTGATGAGAGAGATTATGTTGGAAAATATACTTATGATCACAGTATCGATTATACTCCTAAAGAGATAATTCATATCAAAGAAAACAGTTTCAACTCTATTTATAGAGGTGTTCCTAGACTTAAACCAGCGTGGAGAACCATGCAGTTACTAGGAAGCATGAGACGATTCCAAGATAATTTCTTTAAGAACGGGGCGGTACCCGGTTTGGTACTTAAGTCGCCTAACACTCTTTCCGAGAAAATCAAAGAAAGAATGTTACAGGCTTGGGTTGCTAGATATAACCCACAATCGGGAGGACGTAGACCGTTGTTCCTAGATGGTGGATTAGAAGTGGAAAATTTGACGGAAGTCAATTTTAAGGATTTAGACTTTCAAGAAGCAATTGCTTCAAACGAGAAGATAATCCTAGAAGCGATGGGTATACCACCCATCTTATTAGACGGTGGTAATAACGCGAACATTCGTCCGAATCACCGATTATATTACTTAGAGACCATACTACCAATTATTAGAAAATTTGGGTATGCTTTCGAGAGGTTCTTCGGTTTTAAACTAAATGAAGATGTAAGCGATGTGCCTGCACTTCAACCAGAACTAAGAGATCAGGCGAGTTACTACGCAACTCTTGTAAATACGGGAATACTAACACCGAATGAAGCAAGGGAGGCACTGAGACTTGAGACGATTGACGGATTTGATACACCGAGAGTTCCTGCAAATATTGCAGGTTCAGCCGCAAATCCAGAGGAAGGTGGGAGACCAGAAGAGGACTCACCCATTGAGGAAGAATTATGACAAAAAATATGATGCTAAAGGCTTTATCAGAGTTCATCGAAAGCAAAGGTGCTGAAACGATGACACTGGCAGAGTATAAGGCGGAAGGCAATGATGTTCCTGTGAGAGATTATCTTTTACGCAGGAAATTTGGATCATGGAATAGGGTATTAGCGGCTGCAAAAGCAAGGTTCCCTATAAATGCCCCAGCGCCAACTCCTGAGCCCGAGCCAGCCCCTAAAGCTGCGCCAAAGGCAAAGAAGTCAGCTAAAAAGGAGAAGTAACTATGGAAAAGATTTTTCATTGGAGCAACTCTTTTAAGACTTTAGGCGAAGCCGATGACGGTGGACTGGATATTAAAGGATCAGCCAGTACCAACGCAATGGACAGAGCTGGAGATGTTATTGAACCAGGTGCTTGGACAAAAGGTGGATTAGATAATTATAAAAATAATCCAATCCTTTTATTCAACCACAACTACGACCGACCTATTGGTCGTGCAAAAGAATTAAATGTCAGTGAAGACGGCCTAGATATTACAGCACGTATATCTAAGTCCGCTGGCGAAATTAAAGATCTTATTAAAGATGGCGTTCTTGGAGCTTTTTCTGTTGGTTTCAAAGTCAAGGACGCTGATTATATATCAGAAACCGACGGATATAAGATAAAGGACGCTGAATTATTCGAAGTGTCTGTAGTTTCGGTTCCTTGTAACCAAAACGCAGTCTTCTCTGTATCTAAATCATTTGATACAATGGAAGAGTACAATAAGTTCAAGAAAGACTTTATAAAGACTAACTCAACTGAGGAAATGACTGAAGTTGAGCAGTCAAGCGAGGCGAGAGCCGACAAAACGGAGACTAAAATGTCAGAAGAAAGCAAAACTCCTGAAATTAGCCCTGAGTTCGACCTAGATGCATTTGCAAAAGAAGCAGCTGAAAAAGCTGTAGCTTCTTACGCAATGAAACAGGCTGAGCTTAAAGCCGCAGAAGATAAAGCAAAAGCAGACGCAGCTGAACAAGCAGCAGAAGCAGAAGCTACTCAGAAAGCAGCAGACGAAGCTAAACAGACGGAACAGAAAACCATAGTAAGAGCAGTTACTAGTGGTGCTGAAACATTAGTCAGGGATATAGAGACCCGCGTAAATGAAAAGCAAGAAGATCTAGGACAAGTAGTCCGTGAACTTCAAGCTGAGTTGAAAGAGAGATCTGAAGACATCATGAACATGCGTGAATCTAAAAGAATCTTCGAGAATAGACGCGATAATGGCGACTGGAAAACAGCATTTGCTGACGATGTCGTTGACGCAAAAGTTCTCGGATTAGCAACTGGTCGTGGCTACGATACAGATTATGCTAAATCTACAATGGAAAAAGTTAACGCACATAGTGGTGTTGGCGTTTCATCTGCAGATTTCGAGCAAATCGTATCTACGAATGTAGAAAGGGATATTCAAAACGAATTAGTTTTGGCTCCTCTATTTAGAGAAATCCCTATGTCAGCAGCGAACATGATAATTCCTATCCTTCCAGATAGTGGTTATGCAGAGTTCACAGCTAACCAGGCAGCTACAGGGTCTAGCCCTCACGGTAACTTAGCACAAACAGGTGATACTTATGGATCACCATACGGTGGTGTTGATCTAGCAGAGAAAACTCTCACAACTAAGAAATTGATTTCACAATCATACTTAGGAAATGAAACAGAAGAAGATGCAATTATGCCTATTCTTCCGTTAATCAGAGAGTCAATCGTAAGATCTCACGCAAAAGGTATTGAAAATGCAATCCTATTAGGAAATCATTCAACTGGTGTATACACATCAGGAACGTTTGATGGTCTAGTAACCATGGCAGCAGCTGATAGTGATCAAACACAATCAACTACAGCCGTTGCAACCGATACTGTAACAGCCGCAGAACTTTTAAGTTTGAGAAAGAACATGGGCAAATACGGAGTTAATCCTAACGACGTAGTTTATGTAGTATCTCAAGCAGTGTACTTCCAACTATTGGAAGACGCAGAGTTCCAAGATGCTAACCTAGTGGGCGATATGGCTACTAAACTTAATGGTGAAATTGGACAGGTGTTCGGATCAAGGATTCTTCTTTGTGACGAGTTCCCTGCACAAGCAGCCAACGGGTTTGGAGCGATAGCAGTTTATCCTAGAAACTATGTAATGCCAAGATTACGTGGTGTGACTCTAGAGTCAGATTACGAAGTGGCAAATCAGCGCAGAGTACTTGTTGCTTCACAAAGAATTGGGTTTGACGATTTAATCGCAGGCGCAACTTCGAAGTGGGCTTACAAATACAAAGCTAGTTAATAGTTAACAATTTTGTGGTGGGGGTTCGCCCCCACTACAATATTTTTTGAGAAGATTATGGCAGATTTAATAACAGTTTACGAATATAAGGACGCGGAAGGCATGAGAGGCGAGAAGGACGACGATCGTCTTGGTGTTATTGTCCCTCAAGTTAGTGATCTTGTCAAAAAATATTGTGGAACAACATTTATTGATTACTTTAGTACTGATAAAGTAGAAACCTTTTCAGTAAGAGACTTATACACTCAGGTAATAATTTTGAGTGAAAGTCCAGTAACAGCAATAGATAAAGTAGAAGAAAGAACAGCATACTCAGAACCTTATAGTGAGTTAACTACTGGTAATTACGAGTATTACTTCGATAGTGATGCAGATGCTGTAATTAGAACTACTAAGAACGGAGAAAGAGCAAGTTGGGCAAAAGGCGAAGGAGCAGTTAAAATAACTTATAATGCTGGATATAGCGCTACACCCAAAGATTTGCAATTAGCAGTTTTTGATTTAATAACTTATTATTTAAAAGATGAGCATAAAGCCAGAATGAGCTTAGGCGGAGCAAGTGTACAGAATCAGTCTACTGCAGGTCTTCGAAATAGTACTGACTTTCCAGATCATATCAAAAGAGTACTAGATTTACATAGAGTCGTGATATGATTAAATCAGTAGGTGATTGGATAGACAATCAAATAATGTCAAATACGAAGCTAGTAACGCAGTCGTATAATATGTTTACTCATAGAGTTGCAATAAAAAATAATAATATAGCAAACATAATGGCTGATGATGTTATTGAGATTTGTAAGCAGATAAACGCTCAAAGTCTAGCTAAGGCTAAAAAAGATGCTAATGGTAATCCTATATGGAATGAATTAAGTCCTAAAAGAGACCCAATTATAACGCTGATAGAAAGTAAATTTCAAAACAGATTTAATGAAGGTGGTTGGAATTATTGGTTTCAAACACATTATAAAGCAAAATTGAAGGGTGCCGTTTTATCAAGTGAATGGTCACCTAAGAAGGGATTTCAACAAGGTACGAATTATTGGGTAAAAAGTAGTAATAAACAGTTAACCGTTGTATTTACTCAAGGAATGGTAGATATAAAAAATATTAGAATATCTGAAGGGCCCGATAAAGGAAATCCTTATAATATTCTCCTGGCCTGTGTTAGAAGAATGTATGGAGTCTTACTGAAGGATATCAAAGATCTGGTTATTGCAAAAGCTAAAGCTACGAATGAAACAGTTGATTC